GACATCCTATTATTGACCCAACAAGGCTTAGTACCCCTATCCGCAGGCTTACAATCTACCCGATTAGACCCACGAGTTAACATTACAGACAAGATTTTCTTTGCTATTAGCCAAGCAGCAGACGCTTATTCCGCTAATTATGGTTGGCAGATAAATTACCTAGCCAAATACAATATGTTGTTGTTAAATATCCCCGTAACTACGGGTTCTGAGCAATATGTCATGCACAACATTACAAAGTCATGGGCAAGATTTACCAATATTGACGCAAATTGTTGGGAAATGAGCGGTGAAGATATGTATTTTGGTGGAAACGGCTATGTAGCCCGTTTTTATGACTCATTTTCTGACGATACCGACAATATTAGTGGGTTTGTACAGCAAGCCTACTCTTATTTTGACCGCAGAGGGCAACAAAAACGATTTACTATGGTACGCCCTATCCTTCAGACCGATAACGGCTTACCGACTGTTTTATGCGGTGTTAGCACCGATTTTGATACAGTACCTTTAACTAGCCAAATTACCTTTAACCCGTCTACCCTTGATGTTGGGGTTTGGGATGTATCTTTATGGGATGACACTAACTGGGGTGGAAATCTAATTGTGACTAAGTTTTGGCAAGGCGTGACAGGAATAGGCTATGCAGGCTCAGTTAGCATGAATGTGGCAAGCCAAGGCATTGATTTTCATTGGGCATCAACCGACTTTGTAATGGAGGCTGGCGGGGTATTGTGAGAACTGTTACGACTGAAAACCAGCGATATTTGGGGGAATGGCTGGTTAGAGTGCTTAACTTTCCCCTACCTGAAACCACCCAATGTATCGGTCAGATGCAAGATGGTAATTTAGTAGCTGTAGTTGGATATTGTAATTTCATGCCAAAAGCCTGCGAAATGCACATTGGGGCATTGGCTGAAACAAACTGGATGAGTAGAGATTTATTATGGGCTGCTTTTGATTACCCCTTTAATAAACTAGGAGTTAGCGTTATACTAGGGCAAATCTGTGCTGATAACACAGATGCCCTAAAGTTAAACCGACATTTGGGCTTTAAGGTTGTAGCTGAAATACCTGATGCCCACATGAGTGGTGATTTGGTAATTATGGCTATGAGAAAAGAGGAGTGTCGGTTTCTTAACATCCGATGCTCTTTAAACAAGGGAGAATAGTATGGGTGGTGGTGGATTTTTAGGATTAGGGCCTGCGCCAAGCGCACCTGCACCCCCTGATTATGCGGGGGCTGCTAGAATAACAGCAGATGAAAATGTAAATGCGGCACGAATTGCTACTGCGGCTAATCGGGTTAATCAAGTCACGCCCTATGGCAGTCTTAAGTATGCCGTTACTGGTGCTGACCCTTACGGCAATCCTACATGGACTGCTACACAGACTTTAAGCCCCGCCCAACAACAGCTTTTAGACTATCAAAACCAAACAAGCCTAGGATTAGGCAGACTTGCAGGTCAAGGATTGGGTTATGTTGAGAATATGCTCAACACCCCGTTTGATGTAAGCAGATTACCATCTACAGGGTTTAATCCTAGTCAGACATACCAAGAAGCCTATATGCAACGGCTTGCCCCACAGTTACAACAAGGGCGTGAACAGTTACAACAACAACTTGCAAACAAAGGCATCGATATTGGTTCTGAAGCCTATGACCGAGCCATGATGCAACAAGCCCAGCGTGAGAACGATTTATTGGCTGCCGCCACAACACAAGGCTTTAATGTTGGTCAAACTGCTCGTCAATCTGCCTTACAAGAGCAAGCCTACCTAAGAAACGAGCCTTTGAACACCCTATCTGCGGTGCGTACAGGCGCACAGGTACAAGGCCCACAATTTGTTAATTCGTTTAATCAAGCTACGACTGCTGGCCCTGACATATTGGCTGCATCACAAATGGGATATAACGCCCAAATGGGTGACTTTAACGCTAAACAAAGAGCACAAGAAAACCTTAATCAAGGTTTATTTAGTTTAGCTAGTGCAGGTATCCCATTAATGTCTGACATTCGTGCAAAAGAAAACATTAAAGCAATCGGTGTAATGAATAACGGCTTGACCTTATATAGCTTTGAATACAAAGATGAAGTCAAATCTCACCCATTAGCAGGTGATGGTGTTCATGTTGGTGTAATGGCACAAGAAGTAGAGCAAGTATTCCCATACGCAGTTAAAACCCTAGATGACGGCTATAAAGTCGTAGATTACGGACTATTACCATGAATATGTACAACCCTTACATTCAGCAGATGCCTCAACCACAAGACTTAGGTGGGTTAGCTCCGTATTATCAAAACATAGCAAATCAACAAGCTATGCAAAATATGGCTATGCAACAGGCTCAAGGGTTGACACAAGATGCAGGGCGTACAGTACAAAGTGGTATGAATCCGTTAGCTATGGCTATGATGTTACGCAAAGGTCAAGACCAAAAAAATATTAATGCTGCAAACGCTGAAATGTCTGCATTTAATCAAAGACCCGCACAAAACTACTATTCTGCCAGCATGAATCCTATGAACATTCCAAGCGATATGGACTATTGATATGGCACAAACAATGCTCAATCTAGGTGGCAATTTAAGCCCCGAACAACAGATACAGCAACAACAAATTGCTCGCCAACAAAAAATGGCAGAGTTGTTGATGCAACAAGGTCAGCAAACACCACAAGGACAGATGGTAAGTGGGCGTTATGTTGCACCTAATTTCTTTCAATATGCTGCACCTTTATTGCAAGGCTATGTAGGTAGAAAAGAGTTAGAAAAAGTAGAAGGTGAACAATTAAAATTAGCTAAAGAATTGCGTGAGCAAGGTAAGTTAGAAACACAAAGATTAATGAATGTTTTTGGTGGTAGACCTGCTATTCCTGAACAAGTAACTGAAATGGCTGGGCCTTTTGGTGAAGGTGTTGGTCAAGGCAATACAAATATACCTATGCCTGTAGCTACTATGGCCGCACAACCAGCAATAGAAGCTAATCCAAGACTAGCACTTGCAGAAGCATTAAATATGCAATCTCCACAAGCGAGAGCGTTGTTGCCAACAATACTAGAAAGAGCAATTCCAGCACCTAAAAAACCTGTTGTTGTTTCTGCTGGCGGAGCTTTAGTTGATGAAAAAGGTAATTTACTGTATCAAGCTCCTTTTAAACCTGAAGCAGGAGAAGGTGTTTTAGGTGGTGGTGTAAATAACAATGGTGTGCCTGTTGGTCGTTACGACAAAACTGGTCGATATATTTCACCACAAGGTCGTGTTTTTACATCTTCAGCAGTAACAGAGGCACAAAAAGAACATGATGTTGCTATGGATTTGGGATACAAACTTAATAATTTAACCAAAAATGATATAAAAAATGCTTATGGTTCTGCTGTTGACTATACCGCAAGTAAAATAGGACAAATGGTTGGTAGAAAAGATGTTGTTAATGCTCAAAACAAAATTAATTCTATTCAAATTAAAAATGTGTTAGATAACTTATCGCAATTAAAGGGTGCATCTTCTGACAAAGAAATGGCACAAATGATTAAAGATTTCCCAGCCTACACAGCAAGTCCTGATGTTATGGAAAAATGGGTTGAAAGAGCAGCTAAGGCAACTAATCGTTTCTTAAAGCGTTATGAAAATCGTTTTGGTTTTGATACTGATTACACGCAAGAAGGTAGATTTGGTACACAAGAAGAAAAACCAAATCAAACAACAACTGGTTTGCCAAGTCAATCAGCTATTGATGCTGAAATTGCTCGCAGACAACAAAGGAATAGATAATGGATTTATCCAAACTTTCTGATGCCGATTTAATGTCTTTAAAAGCTGGAGATTTGTCGAAAGTTTCCACAGAAGGTTTATTGTCTTTACAGCCTACACAAGCACAACCTACACAATCTCAATTTGCTGAAACGGGTGGCGGTGCAGCAGTTGGCAGACCTGTTCGTGGTGTTCGCTTAAATGTACAACCTGAACCTAGACCATTAGAGTCATTTATGGCTGGTGCTACTCGTTCTGCTATTGACCCATTATTAGCTGTAGCTCAAGGCGTTACAGGTGGGCGTGGTGGCGTTAGTGATGCCGTAAAGCGTTTAGCCCAAGAATCCGCACAATATGAAGAAGCAAACCCAGCTTCATATATTGGTGGGCGTGTAGGCGGTGCTGTATTGCCTGCTGCTGGCGTAGCTAAAGGCGTGGGCATGATTCCTAGTTTTGCTCGTGCTAATCCTTATGTGCAAGGTGCTGGCGTAGGTGCTATTACAGGTGCTATGACCCCCGTAGAAACAGGTGCTACTGGCCCACAAATGTACGAACAAATGGGTCAAAATGTAGCTACAGGCGGTGCAATCGGTACGGCTATACCTGTCATTGGGCGTGGCATACAAGCGGCAGGTGGGGCTATTCGTAGAGCATTAGGGGTAAGCACAGGTGCAGGCGAAGAAGCTATTGCACAAGCATTACGAGCAGGGCGTGAAGGAAATCAAACATTTTTAGAAAATATGCAAAACAAAGTGCCTATAACAAATGTTTTGGATGATGCTAGAGTTGCATTATCTAAAATGCAACAAACTTTAGGCAATGAATATCGTTCAGGAATGATTGATATTTCTAAAGACAAAAGCATTTTAAGTTTTGACAATATTGACAAAGCTATTAAAGATGCTGCTAGTGTTGTTACTTTCAAAGGACAAGTTAAAAATCAAGCTGGATTTGACAAACTTGATGAAGTTCAAACTGCCATTAATAATTGGAAAAAATTAGACCCCAAAGAATTTAGAACGCCCGAAGCATTAGACAATTTAAAACAGCAAATTGGTGGAATTTTAGAAGAAACACCGATTGAACAAAAAACTGCTCGTAAAGTTGTTGGTGATATTTATTCTTCTATTAAAAATGAAATAGCTAAACAAGCACCAACTTATGAAAAAGTAATGAAAGATTACAGAGAAGGTTCTGATTTAATTGAAGAAATACAAAAAACTTTAAGCATTAACAAAAAAGCCACAGATGCTACAGCATTAAACAAACTTCAATCTTTAATGCGTAATAACGCCAACACTAATTATGGCTATCGCATGGAATTGGCTAAAGCCTTGCAACAACAAGGCGGTCAAGATTTAATGCCAGCATTAGCAGGTCAAGCACTAAGTTCATTTACCCCAAGAGGATTGGCGGGGCAAGGGGCTGGTATTGGTGCTGGTTTAACTGCATTTGCTGACCCATCAGCATTAGCTGTATTACCATTAACTAGCCCACGCTTAGTTGGTATGGGTGCTTATGGGGTAGGTAGAGCTACACGAAATATTCCAAAACTATCAGACGCAGAGCTAAAAAACATGGCTCGTATGTTGATTACACAAGGCGTACAAGGAGCAATAAATGAGTAGAAACGGGTCAGGCACATACACACTACCTGCGGGTAATCCCGTAGTAACTGGAACTACTATTGCAAGTACATGGGCTAATAACACACTTAGTGATATAGCTTCTACTTTGACTGATTCGGTGGCTGCCGATGGTCAAACCGCAATGACGGGTAACTTAAATTTAAATAGTAACAAAATTGTTAACTTAGCTACCCCTACTTTATCTACAGACGCAGTAACTAAAGCGTATGTTGATACGGCTGATGCGCTTTCTTTATTAAAAGCATCTAACCTGTCAGATGTTGCTAACGCTACAACATCACGCACTAATTTAAGTGCCGCCAAATCAGGTGCTAATACCGACATCACTTCTTTAACTGGATTAACAACTCCATTGTCTGTTGTTCAAGGCGGTACAGGTGATTCTTCTATTACATCAAATAGTGTTATTTTAGGAAATGGTTCATCTGCATTATCTGGTAATTTAGTTGCTCCAAGCACATCAGGAAATGTATTAACTTCTAATGGAACTACTTGGACATCTGTTGCAGGTTCTTACCCTTTAACTAGCGGTACTGCCGTAGCTTCTACAAGCGGTACAAGCATTGACTTTACTAGTATTCCTAGCTGGGTAAAACGGATTACTGTAATGTTTAATGGTGTTTCAACCAACGGTTCAAGCTTATTGCAAGTTCAAATTGGAGCGGGTTCTGTAACAACAACTGGATACATAGGTTCAGTCAACAAAGCAAACGCTGGAGCTAATTTTGCATTTACTGATGGGTTTTTAATATTAGCAACAAATAATTCTTCATGGGCAACCTATGGACATTTAGTTCTTACAAACATTTCAAGTAATTCTTGGGTTGAATCGTCAAATGTAAGTACCGCTCAAGCTGGGTCTGACGGAAATCAAATAGGGGCTGGAGTTCTTGCCCTTTCAGGAACTTTAGACCGAGTTCGAATTACCACAGTAAATGGAACAGACACATTTGATGCTGGCTCAATCAACATTCTTTACGAGTAAATCATGGACAGAATAGAAATTGATGTAATTACTGGTGAGCGTAAAGTTATTGATTTAACTGCTGCGGAAGTATCACAAGCACAAACACAGTACGCAGAATGGCTTGCTAATCAACCTACCAAAGAAGAACAGATTGTTAGATTGCAAGCACAGATTGATGCGTTAAAAGGATAATTATGTTTATTATTGACTGGGTATTTGACAAAATGGGCTACACCAAAAAGGTACATTGGCTAACTCTACTTAATTCTTGGGAAAACCCAAAACCCGTTAAAAAAGTTGCGACTAAACGGAAAACTGTTGCAAAAAAGTCGCAGAGCCGAACAAAAAAGGTGTAATGATGGCTAACGAAATTGAAAAACAAATCGTTAAAGAAGCCATTAAAGAGTGGTTAAATGAGAAAGTAACCCAGTTTGGTTGGTTCTCTATACGAACATTGTTTTATGTCTTTGTAGGCGGTTTAGGTTATGCCTACCTATCTACTCATGGATGGTCTTTGCCAAAATGAAATATGGAACTTCTAGAAGGGGCAAAGTCCCTATCGAGTAATCTTGATGCAAGCCGAGCAAGTGCTAAAGAACTTTCTAAAAGTATTGAGAATGTTCAAAAAGAAGCTACCGATGTTGCAGTACAACGAAATATAGATAGACGCAGAGAATTACGAGAAAACGAAGTACGCAAAGAGTTATTTCTTAAACGAGTCTTAATTCAATGGGAACATGAAGAACGGGTTAGACGAGAAGAAACACAGATTAGGACAGATTTTCTAAGAAAGTATGGCAAACGATGGGCAGAAGTTGAAGCCCTAAAAGCCAAACTAGAGAAGCAAGAGAAAGAGTTTCAGAATCAATTTAACAAAGATTTAAACAAGGCTAGAAATGCACAGTTTTGGTGTTTTGTAGTCGCAGGTTATATAGCCTATTTTTTAGTATGGGGTGGTAAATGATACCTTTGATGGCACTATTTGATGTGGGAATGAAAGTCCTAGACAAGTTTATTCCTGACCCTGAAGCCAAAGCCAAGGCTCAAAAAGAGTTATTGCAGATGCAACAAGAAGGTCGGTTAGCTGAGTTAAACGCTGACAATATTGAAGCCCAAGAACTAACCAAACGCCAGCAAGCGGATATGGCTAGTGATAGCTGGTTGTCTAAAAATATTCGCCCAATGACGCTTGTTTTTATTTTGGTTGTATATACAGCATTTGCAATTATGAGTGCGGTTGAAATGAATGTACATCAGCCCTATGTAGAACTTTTAGGCCAATGGGGTATGTTGATTATGTCGTTCTATTTTGGTGGTCGTACCTTAGAGAAGATTATGGATATGAAAGTCAAGAATGACAGGTGAGTTTGAAAAGGCTTTAAAACGCATCCTAAAGCACGAAGGCGGTTATGTGAATGACCCCCTAGACTCAGGCGGTATGACCAATCTAGGCGTTACTAAGCGTGTTTGGGAAGAATTTGTGGGGCATCCTGTATCCGAAGCCGATATGCGAGCCTTGACCCCTGAAAAAGTCGGCTCAATGTATAAACTAAAGTATTGGAATCCTAGCTATTGTGAAGTTCTACCGAAAGGCTTAGATTATGTGGTATTCGATTTTGCCGTTAATGCAGGCACAGGGCGAAGCGTTAAGACGCTACAACAGGCAATCGGATGCGTGGCTGACGGAGTTATCGGGCCTAAGACTATGGCAGCAATTAACGATGCAGAGCCTAAAGACCTTATTACAAAGTTTTCAGACGCTAGGGCAGATTTCTACCAAAGCATAGTTACAAGAAAACCCGACCAAGCTCGCTTTATTAAAGGCTGGCTTAATCGGGTAGAGGATGCTAGAAAACTAGCTCTTGAGGAATATAACCAAGACAATAAAGAGTCCTAGTAGCAACAGACCTTTTTCAGTCCAATACGCCCTATTAAGACGGGCAGGGTCGTGAATTAAATAAGACTGAAGCTCAAGCATATCAGTGTCTTTTTCAACATACTTAGGTGGCACATAATACTTACCAATACTGACTTTGCCGTTGTTATATGGAATGTTCATAAATACCCCCCTAAAATGTAACCTAGAGTTGTACAAGCTACTGCAAATAACACAAATAGAATTGTAGCTACAAATAGGTTCATTCTAAATCCTCACTTTCTGTATCTTCAATGTCGTAAATAAATGCCATTACTTCACTATCTACATGAATGTGTTTTTTGGCTAATTCAGGCTTATGCTCAATAGCCGTATGAACTTCTTGGACTAGCTGATAGGCTTGGTATAGCTTATCAATCATTTCTTGGCGGGTCATAATTACCCCCTAGTAAAAGATTTTATAGCGTGGATGGCAAGTCACTTCAACGGGTACAGTCGTAGTAACCCCGTTAATCTTACGCCTAGCCTCAATCACTACTGGTCTTGTGTTAGCTGACTCACATTCATTAATAGCCAAGATAACCTGACTACGGCTCATGTGAAAAACAGTCTTATCTGTTTCTAGTGTAGCGTTGGGTGGCTCAAACGATGAACAAGCCCCTAATAATGCGGTTAATAGTGCGATTGCGTATTTCATGATATTCCCCCAGTTCTCCAAACATAAACAATAGCAGGTATGCCAAATGCCAACACACCTGCAACGATACCTAATAAATAGTCTTTCATACATTCCCCCTAATGACAGTTACTAATTCATCATTGTAAAACCGCATAGATTGTGTATCGTTTTTAGATGAAAACCATGTACCGCCACTACTGCTTTCTCTAATATCTTCAACAACAAAATTAAACCGAGCATCCTTAAAAACAATGGTGTCGCTAACTCGTATTTTTTCAGCTTTAATGCGTTTCATAATTCCCCCTTTTAAATTACTATAACTACATATTAAGTTAACTTAACATTTAATGCAATAGGTACTTTCCCTAATGTATGGATATACAGCATAAAAGGTGGGGTGGCCCTCTGTGTGAAGGAGATTGTGGCAGGGGGATTGCCGCCACCCCGTAATCATTATAGTTTATTCTTTGCCCG